TGTAAATAATAATCAAACCCATCAACTAACATAGCTTCTAAGGCATCAATGGTCTCAATACCTGCTTTGTTATAATGAATAGGACTATTAACCATGTCTTCCATTTCGATATTGTCTGATTGTGCCATAGCTTGCTTCTCCTTTTCTGCCATATAATTCATAAATTCTAAGTGTCTCATGTCTTTTATATATTCTTTTTTAGCCATTGTCAATGAGTAGTCTCTTCTTTTCCAAAAGAAATATGAATTACATTATCGTCTATTTCTTTTACTCTACCACCTTTCTTATCAGGTATATCAAACACGTCTTCTATAGGTAGGTGCTTATTAGCTTCTTCTTCTACTGCATCTCTGAAGATTTTATTCTGCTCCATCAAAGGAACAGTAGCACATATCTGCCTAGTAAAGTTTAACATAGCTTCAAAGTCTTCATCGTTTAATGGATTCTTTTTGCCTACCATTATACTAAGTGACACATCACCTGTCCAACCTTTGCTATCCACGTGAGGTTTTATTTGTATAACAAAATCCTCTTCTTGTAAGTATCTATCATTAATCATTTTATTCTCCTTATCTTTTTACCTGTAAATTTAATTATCTTTGGATGTTTATTCTTACCTTTTTCTTTCAACCAATCTTCAGGGATTACTCTATCATAGTATCTGAAACCATACTTGTTACACCATTCTCCATACGTAGACTTAGCACCTTTACTTAACTTACGTCTGCTATTCTCAAAGACAAATCTAATATCTAATTGTGGATGTTGCTTCTTAACAGCTAGATGTTTACGTCTATCTCCTGCAAGAAACCTTCCCTTTGTCTCAATAATAATACCATTATTTAATATGAAGTCAGGGGTATAGGTTCGGTAGGCTAGGTCTTCCCATTCAATCTTAATACATTCGTAACCATACTTATGTTTACGTTCTGTAAGATAGACAGATACCTTATGCTCTAATCCACTCCTATACCCATGCTTTAAGGCTGCACGATATGCCTTATGAGGAGTCACCTAGAAGTTTCGCCACGTGATTCCTGTAAAAGGACTATAAGAAGTTTGATAACCTAAGTTCTTTAACTCTTCTTTTACAGCTTCATCAGCTACCTTCCTAGCTTCCATAGCATCACGCAAACCTGCTGTACGCATCTCACGATACTGCTTCTTTGCTTCTGCTAATTGCTTCTCCATTTCTTCAATATCAGATTTTAATTCATCTAATGATTTACTCATGCTACTTTCTCCTTTCCTAGCTTAATATATTGAACCATCTTAGGTTCTTTTGCTAATGACTTCTGTGCAGGTAACTCTTGTAGAGTATCCCAACAACTATATCTGAAGTCACAAAAGGTGCAGTTCTTATTAAGAACAAGATTACCTGTAGCTTTACCTCTAAAGGTTTCTTCTTCAGGCTCAAAGCACCTAACTAACTCTTTAGCATTGGCTTGTTTAACAGTCTTCTCGATGTTATCTAAGACGTAAGTTGTATCTGCACTTCCTGCTGATACGTATTTGAACTGTCCATTAGACTTGTTCACTACCCACCAGCCACCTATGTTTTTACCACTCGCTTTCGCATACCCAACGAGTTGACCTACATAACCAAAGCTATCACCACTAGCTACCGATTCAAATGAAGCAAACTTATTCCTATATGACCAATCTGATGCAGACTTTATATCGTCAACACAGTCATCAAGCACAAGGTCATAAGTTCCTTTTACATTGACACCATTCTTTAGTTCCAATGTAACCTCTTCACTATCTTGGTATTCAATCTTAGCTTCCTTCAATAAACCTTTGAAGATAGCTTCAACTACATCACCAATCATCATTGTCATCAAGAAACTATTACCTTTTGGTAATGCTTTCTCAGGGTGGTTCTTGTCAAACCAAAGCTGACAAGAAGGCTTACCTATGTTAGACATACGTAATTTAAAATCCTTCCTATCATTCTTTGTTCCGAACTGACGAACCATAGCTTCCTTTATATCAGATGCTACACCTTCAATAGTCTCTATCGACATCTGCTTCTTAGATGCAAGTATATCTTCTAGCAACTTATGTATCGACAATTCAGCACGGTGATTCATTAGTTGGCATCCACTTCGATAAAGTCTTCAACTATATCTTTCATGTCTGCATCTGAATTACCACCTACGTTGGCATCCCACTCACTAACTATATACTGATTATAGTTTTGTATCCATGACATGAAATCTCCAAAGATAACTTGGTCTTCATCAGACAAGTCAATCTTGTTGGCTACATCTAGTGTAGATACAGGTAAGTAGAACACATTACCATTAGGTAACTTACGTTCTTCGGTTTCTAGTGCAATACTATGCTGAACAGGAAGTCTCTTCAACTGTGCCAACTTAGTAAAAGGTTGACCTACAGTTTTAAAAGCATCTCTATTATCTATCTCCCATATAAATGGTGTAGTCTTAAAAGATATCTTTTCACCCTTGTCATTACATGGGTCAAGTAAATCAACAAGACCAAAGATAACACGCACTCTTTTAATCTGCTTGATTAAGTCTTGCGTTTTCTCAGGTAATGCTTTGAAGTCTTGAATATAACCTGCTGGTTTACCACAGTTAAACCCACCTTGATTATCTTTTAAATCTAGGTTAAGTGAATCTGCCATAACAGTCTTATGATAGATGCCCATAGGCTCACCCATCTTTGCGTTCATATTCTTAACGAACCTCTTATACATATACCTTTGCATGAAAGGTCTTATCTTAGCAGTCTTACTGTAGTAAGTATCGCCATCAGGTATCTCAAGCTTATATGTACCACCTTCAACTACCTCTACATTTACATTCTTGCCATTCATCTTGGTCTCACCCATGATTGCTGAATGGTTTATCCTGAAACGTGGTAGCTGTTGAGTCTTCTTAGTATCTGAAGACTTAGTACCTTCACCTGCTATACCCATTGCTTTAGCCATAGCTTCGTAGTTATTCGTATCAATCGTTACTAAATTATTATCCATATGTATTGCTCCTTTCTGTGAGTCAAATGTTTCATAGTTATATCAGCTAACATCTTTCGTGTCAAGCCAATTATCACCTATTTTTGCTTCAAGTAATAATGGTACATTGAACTCTATGTTAAACTGTTGCTCAACAATAGATTGGAGACTACTGTTGAGTAGTTTGATGAGGTATAACACTTGGGTTATCTCATCAGGGTGTATATCAACCACCACAGAATCATGTACTGAATTAACAATACATGATTTGTAGTTGGCTAATAAGTTCTCCATCTGTATAAGTACAATGGGAACTATGTCAGCAGTAGCAAAGCTTTGTACAGGATAATTCTTTATCTGTGTAAAGAAGCTTACTGTGCCATTCATTCTTCGTTGTACATCAGGAAAAGAAAACTCTCTACCTGATGGTGTGGATATCTTGCCTGTCTCTAGAGCTTCTTTAGCCAATCTGGAGTGCCAAGCTTTGATTCCTGTGTACTTTTTGGTAAAGTGTTCATAGTACTCTGCTTCTGCTTTACTTCTGCCGAAGCCTGTTGCTCCGTAGAGTGGTGCGAATGTGTGTGCTTTCGCATCCTGTCTAGAAGTCGGTTGACCTGCATCTGTAATAACTTTAGACGTATACGAGTGAACATCAAACCCTGTAGAAACTTCATCCATTGCCACCTTATCTTGTGATAAATATGCCGCAGCTCGAAACTCTAGCTGTGCAAAGTCAGCTTCAAGTATCTTGCCACCCTTCCAACGTGATACGAATACCTTCTTAACAGGGAACGTACCACCTCTAGGCATATTCTGCATATTAGGGTCAGCACCACTAAACCTACCTGTCGCTGTTCTGTGTTGTAATAATCTCACATGAAGCTTACCATCGGTCTTAACGTGTGCTTTGATACCCTCTACAAAAGAACTTAAGTATGAATCCAAAGCTGATAAACGTTTAACATCCGTCAAAAAGTTGACAGCATCTGTCATGTTAGTACGTTTAGCCATACTTTGTAATACATCTAAGTTCGTTTTAGATACACCAAATCCATTAGCAGATATCCACTTAGAACTTGGTGCTTTAAACTTCAACCCTGCTACTAATCCAAGAGATTGAAGAGTATAACCGTTACCACCACAGTCAATGTGCTTAGTGGTATTTGCGTAAGGAGTTCCATTTACTCTAACCTTTCTTATCTGTCCTGTACCATTACATTCTCTACATGATACAGCTTTTGTTTTTAATACTACATCAGAGTTTCTTGATACAACATCATTGAAGTGTGCCTTATCCATATAAGGAGTGAAAGCATTTGCCCACATGGTTTTATCATGTGGCTTCCTGCTATATATAACCCAAGACATTTGCTCTGGACTATTAAGATTAATAGGTGTATCACCCATCAACTTTCTTATCTGAACTTGTAGTCGCTTTTCTATCTCAAGTTTCTCTGCTTCAAACTGAAGCTTAACCTCATCTAACTTCTCTACATCTACAGCAAATCCTGTGTTGTATATGTGAGCAAGAGTAACACATACTCTATTAGTAAGTACAACACACTCCATCAATGATGAATCTGTAGTCATCAATCTTTTTGTTAGCTTATCTGCTAACTGCTGTGTTGCGTGCAAGTCTGCTGACAAGTAAGAAGACAACTCTTCAGGTGGTATCTCATCAACACCTACACCTTGCTTGAAGTATTCTTTCAAGGTATCCTGCTTCTTAGTATCTAACTCATATCTTTCAGCACAGGCTTCTAATGACAAGGGTTCTTTCTGTCCACGTTGCAAGACATACTCGCCTAACATTGTGTCAAAGACAGGACCTTCATACTTGAAGCCACACTCCCATAGCCACATCAAATCATATGCTATGTTGTGTCCTATTAATATAGTAGCTTCATCTAGGTGTCCTTGTACACCATCGAAGTTGTCTCTATATAAATATTCTTTACCTGTATCTGTCAAGCATCCTACCATGACAAGTCTATTGTCAGGCTCGAATGGGTCGAGATACATCTTACCATCACGTTTAGTGACAGTATTTTCTACATCTAATGTAAGTTTCATATCTTACTCCTCTATGCTGTGAACCTTGCGATTCTATAATCAAGGTTACAATTAATCATTCCATGCCATCCTGTTACTTTATTCTTCACAACATTAATATGCCTTAAACTTGATTGTTCGTCAACCCCTTCTACTTGAGCAGGTTGTCCAATCAATAACATTAAGTCAGCTTCCGCTGCCTTACCTGTACGTGAGCCTTCCATCATAGCTTGGTTAAGAACCTGTCTACCTTCAGCTTCAGCAGACAACTGTGACATATAGAATATAGCACATCCATACGTCTTAGCTATCTGTCTAGCATATATAGCATTAGCTTTAAGCATCTCATCAGGTCGAGAGTAGCTACCCTGTCTAGCAAACTTATCTCCCATATCAAGTACAACTATGTCAGGTCTCTCTGCTTTACACATAGTCTCAACCCAAGTCATGTCTTCGCCACTAACATCTTTAATCTTTACATCTTTAGTGACATCTTGATAGATACGTTTAGCTTCATGTATATTAGCCTGTATCTTTTCTTTAGGGAAGCCTGTTGATGCTTGTATGTATCTGAAAGCAACTCGGTCATATGATTCCTCATTACATAACACTACACACTTAGCACCCTGCCTAGCCATACCATTAGGTCCTACCAACATGGATGCATGGAAAGAAGTCTTACCTGTATTAGGTCTTGCTCCTACTTCAATAAGGTATCCTGCATTAACACCTTCTATCTTACGTGCCATCTCAGGTATATTGAATGTCCACTTCATCTGTACAGATTGTTTAGCCATGATAGTATCAAAAGATATATCATCCCATTCAATCTTTACTTCAGGTAAGAAGTTGTCATTATACTTCTCTAATAAATCACGCAATGGCTTAAGACTTTTCTCTGCACCATTGACGTAATCAAATCCTAGATTGGCTATATCTTCACCTATGACCTGTTGGAATAGTTTAGACAACACATCCTGTGCCACGTCAGTACCCATAGGTTGCTCACGTTTTACTGTGTTGAACAGAGAACTATAGCCTTGCTTCTGTGCAGTAGTCATAGATGGATTGTTCGCCATGAACAATGCTTCCACCTCATCAGGTGTTACATCTCGTTTATATTTATTCATAGCATAATCAATCGTGTGCTTTAACTTCCTAGCATCTTTACTAAATAGTCGGTCAGGACATTTAGAGCCACGATGGTCGGTATAAAACTCTTGATTCATCAAGCTACGTAGTAGGGATAGTTCCATATTGGTTCTCCTTTGGGGTTAAGTTAATTAAGTTTTCTATATCGTTCCTCTTCTTGTATTTCAAATCGTCTTCTAATCTTAGCACCTTGACATCATTTACATAGGCTCTTAGTTCCTTTGCAAATGCCATAGTCTTGGGTAGAGCATCAGGGTCAAGTGCTATTATTGCTGTTGAGAATCGTGAGAGATACTTCTTATGAGATTCTGACAATGACGTACCCAATACTGCTACCCCAACATATACTTCACTATCTAAAACGGAAGCACTTACACAATCCTCAACAACTACTGCGACCTTACCATGTCCTGCGACAAAAGGCAAGTCACTTTTTCCATATCGTTTCCATTTGGGTATTCTTTTTCCTAGTGACCTACCATTGGCATCAACAACTCTGCCTTCATGTATCACAGGAAACACAACTCTATGTTCCTTAACATCATACATGAGCCTATCATTAGGTATGTCATAGTAGTTTTCCCTGTCGTAAGGCACTATATACTCAGGCATTACGAAGGGTTCACTATTCTTTTCAGTCACTTGGGTATGCACCTTGATGTCATTAGCTGACAATGGCATACGTTTAGAGCCTGATAGCTGACAGGAAGACTTATAACAATTCCATAGCATCTGACCCATGTTATTGGTCACAGTAAATGTCTTGTAACCATTACAAATAGGACAGTTAAGACGTTTACTCTCTCCTATTCCTACATCTAAGTCACTAATGTATGTATTTATATTCATATATCACTCTCCTTGTCGGCATTTACTTGCTTGTACCATGACTATTTCGCATTGTCAATGCACTTTCTGCACTAGCATACGTATTTTTCATGTAAGGTTTAACAGATTGTGGGTTAGCATGACCTGTAACAGACATAATCTGACCCATAGACACCCCTGCTTCCACCATTTCTGTAGTTCCTGTCCTTCTCAGGTCAGAAATACC